CTCCAGGCCCTGCCGCTGGACACGCGCGATGCACAGATCGAGAAGGCGTTGGCTTCGGCCGGCCTGACCGACGATCCGGCGGCGGTCAATCTCGAGCGCGCAATGCGAAAGATCGTCGGGGCGGCGCCTTTGAAGTCGGGCCCGGCGTTCTCGGGGCTCGGGTTCCAAGAGGGCGGCAGCCCGCCCGTCGGCATGGCAAGCCTGGTCGGCGAGCGCGGGCCGGAACTCTTCGTGCCTCGCCAAGCGGGGACGATCATCCCGAACCATGTGCTCGAAGGCGAGAGGTCGGACGGCGGCGAGCGCGACACCGGAACCCACAACTACTACTTCACCGTGGGAGACGTGGCGACGGTGAGCATGGTGAAGAAGGCGGTGGCCGGTGCGCAGCGCCAGGCGGCCGGAGCGCTCGCGCGCAGTCGCGGCTATGGAGGGGTGGCCTGATGGCGACTATTGCGTTTCCTGCGGGGCTGGTTCCGCGCGAGTTCTCCCTTGAGATGGCGGTCAACCAGCGCAGCTACGCATCGCCGTTCGGTGGTTCGGAACAGGTCGTGGACATGCTGAATGACCGGTGGATGGTTTCGATGACGTTGCCCAACTTCAGCACGGCGAAGGCGGCCAGGATTGAGGCCTTCATCGGCGCGATGCGTGGCATGACGAACGTGGTGAACCTGTATCACTTCCTGCGGCCGGTCCCGCGCGGGACGATGCGGGGCTCGCCGACGTGCGCCGCGGCCGTGGCCGGCGCCGGCCAGGTCCAGATCTCCACCACCGCCGGGGCGACATTGCTGGCGGGGGACTTGGTCGGCGTGAACGGCTTGCTTCTGATGGCGCAAGACGATGCCGTGGCCAACGGATCGGGCGTCATGGTGCTTTCTCTGGTGAATCGGCTGCGCAAGGCCGTGAGCGGCGGCATGCCTGTGACCTGGGATCGGCCGACGGCGTCATTCCGGCTGATGTCGAGTTCCGGCGTGCAGTACTCGCCGGGCTTTGCGGCGGGCAGTGCGCTCGACTTCGCGGAGGCGATCTAGATGCGAACCTTGTCTGCTGGTGCGCTCGCGGCGCTGAGTGCCCCGGTGGTTCGTCTGGTGACCCTCGTTCAGATGACCTTTCCGGGGCCGGTTGTGGTGGCGCTGAATTCGTCCAACCGAGACTTCGACTTCGCCGGCGTCACCTTCCGAGGCGCTGCGGGCCTGGGCGCGATGAGCGAGATCAACAGCTCGCCGGGGGAGATCAAGGGGTTGAGCTTCGAGATGGCTGGCGTGGATACCGCTGTGCTGGCATTGGCGCTTGACGACAGCGCCGTGGTGCAAGGCTCGCCCGTCGTGGTGCGAACCGCTTTGCTCGACGATGCGCTGCAAGTTGTGGATGCGCCCGTCGAGTGGGCGGGTCGACTCGACACGATGGTGATCGAGGAGGATGGCGAGACCTGCCGGGTCGGAGTGACGGCAGAGGCCTCTGCCGTTGATCTGCTTCGAGGGAGTGCGCTGACGTACAGCAATGCTGATCAGCAGTCGCTCTATCCCGGCGATCGGGCATTCGAGTACATCGTCGCGCAGTCGAATACGCCGGTTGTGTGGCCGTCGAAAGAGTGGCTTCGCGCACTCGGCCCGCGATGACCAGGCGTGGCGACTGGCAGGCGCGATGGGGCGCCTACATGAGAGCGCGTGCGGACTTGCCATTTGCATGGGGCTCGAACGATTGCTGCTTGTTCGCGGCCGGGTCGGTCGAGGCCCTGACGGGCATCGAGTGCGCGTCTCGTTTTGGGCGCTACGACAGTGCGATGGGCGCGGCGCGGAAGGTTGAGCAGTTCGGCGGCTTGATGGGGCTGGCAACGGCCGTCCTCGGGCCGCATTGCCCGCCGGTCATGGCTGCGGTCGGCGACGTTGTGCTGGTGGAAAACGCTGGCCGTGATCTGCTGGGCGTGTGCAACGGGACGAGCGTTCTGGGGCCTGGCGAGAGCGGAATCTTCGCCGTCGGCATGGATGCTGCAAAGGCGGCATGGAAGGTCTGAATGCCTCAAGTAATTCCCTGGGCGGTCCAAGCCATCGGCACCGCTCTTACCGGCACTGCTTTGGCGGCTGGAACCGTGTCGGTAATCTCGGCGGCTGTCTATGCGCTGGGCTCGCTCGCGCTGAGCAACTATCAGAAGAAAAAAGCTGAACAGTCGGCGAGGGCGCAGTTCGATGCGGCTCAGGTCGATCGCATGGTCAACGTGCAGACGACGGTGATGCCGCGCGAGCTGGTGATGGGCCGCGTGCGCAAAGGCGGGGCGATCTTCTTCCGGGCCGGCATGCCGCCGGTCAGCTCGACGTTCGTGTGTTGCGTTGCTCTGGCGGCGCATGAGATCGACGGCGTAGAGCGGATCTTCTTCAACGATCAGCCCATAGACCTCGATGCGCAGGGCAACGTGACCACTGCGCCCTGGGGGCGCTACTTCTCGGAGTCCGACCGGCTGCAGATGACCGGGACGAGCGTGGCGCTCGGCCATGCGCCGATCGCTGGTTCGGTGACCGTCATTCGATCGAAGAACGTCTATCAGGACTCGGCAGAGTGGGAGTACGTCCCGCATACCTTGAGCGGCCTGAACGTGACGATCGATTCTTTCGACCCGTCGTCGCAGTACGAGGTTCGCTACCAGTGGACCAACTTCCTGAGCTTCGCGCGCGTGTTCGTGCACAACGGATCGCCCAGCCAGACGGCAAATGCCCGGCTGCAGCTCTTTTTCCCAGGCGTCTGGACGGCGGCGCACCGCGCGGCTGGCGTGGCCTATCTGGAGTGCGAGTTCGTCTACGAAGAGAGCGCCTTTCCGAGCGGGCTCCCTGCCGTGACGGCGCTGCTTCGTGGCGCTAAGGTCTATGACCCCCGCACCGGCACCACCGCATTCAGCGAGAACCCGGCGCTGATGCAGCGCCACGTCCTGATGCACTCGCAGTTCGGGAAGCGAGCAAGCCTGTCGGCCGCAGAGGATGCGCGGATTGCCGCGGCGGCCAACGCTTGCGAGATCGGCCTCAACTACACGGGCACCGGGCTGATCCCCGCGTTTCGCGCTGCCATCGTTGTGCCGTTCGGATCTCCCGCACGGGACGTGCTGGACGATCTCGCGCAGGCGATGGCCGGGGAGTGGGCCTACTCGACGGGAGACGAGTTCTTCGTGCGCGCTGGCGTTTACCAAGCGCCGGTGATGACGCTGACCGATGAGCACCTGGCTGTCGTCCAGCGAGGGGGCGACGGCGGCGCGTCGCAGAGTCCCATCACCATCAGCCCTCACCGGCCGCGAAACGACAAGATCAACACGGTGGTGGCGCGGATCTGGGATCAGGCGGCGTCCTATGCGCTCACGCCGATCACGCCTTTCCGCGCCGACGAGTACGTGGCCGCAGATGGTGGGGTCGAGCTCTCGCAGGAAGTGACGATGGCGGGGGTGTACTACGCTCCCCAGGCCTACCACATCGCTGGGATCATGCTGCGCGACGGCCGTGACCCGCTGACGGTCACGCTGCCCTTCAAGCTGTCGGCCTATCCTCTCGAGGTCTTCGACACCGTGCGGCTGACCTTGAGCCGATACGGCTGGGTCAACAAGGAATTTCGGATCCTCGCTCGGGTGTTCTATCCCGATGGATACATCGGGCTGACGCTCAAGGAGACTTCGCCCGCGATCTTCGCGCATGGGGCCGCCTTCCTGGCGCCAGGCTATGCCGACAACACCGGGCTTCCGAATCCTTGGGACATCGCGCCGCCGACGATCACCTCGATCAGCAGCGGCGAGGATGAGCTGATCGTGCAGTCCGACGGCACCATCGTGAATTCCATCCGCGTGCAGTGGGCCGCGCTGCAGCAGCCATCGATCACGACGGCCGGGCAGGTGGAGGTGCAGTATCTGGTGCCGCCGTCCGACCAGTGGTCTAGCGTGTACGTGCCGGGCAGCGCTACCGAAGCGCGGATCGTGGGGGTCGTGGATCGGGCGATCGTGTTGATCAAGGCGCGCACGCGCAACAGCATCGCGGTGTCGGATTGGAGCCTCGAGCAGCGCCACCAGGTGGTCGGCAAGACGGAGCCGCCGCCCAGCATCGAAAACCTGTCGATCGCCGGTAGCGTGCTCTCGTGGCGGATGCCGCGGCGCGTGCCCGACCTCGCCGGGTTCGTGTTCCGGTTTCACTACGGGAACAACCTCGATTGGGGTAGCGCTGCGCCGCTGCATCAGGGCCTGATCACCGACAGCCCTTACCAGATGGTCACCCGCCCCGGCGGCGTGGTCACGCTGATGGGCAAGGCGCAGGACACGTCGGGAAACCAGTCGCTCGTCAGCGCGAACATCGTGATGAACCTGGGCGATCCGCCGATCGCCAACGTCATCGAGGAGTGGGACTTCGGGGCCATGGGATGGCCGTTCGATAGCAGCGAGTCGGTGGGCTGGACGATCGATGGCGGGCTTCCATCTTCCATTGCGCTGGACTCGTTCTACGGCACCGACGACCAGAGCTTCTACGGAGAGGACAACTCACCGTTCTACAAGGACGAGGCCTACGGCGCGATGGTCTATGTGACGCCTGAGGTGTCCGTGCTTTCTGCGCTCGCCGGCTCGATCATGACGCTGCTGACGGAAGCCAAGGGCGTCGACTTGCGCATCGAGTACCGGCTTTCAGGGCCGGGATCGTTCTACGGTCCGGACTCGGCTTCGCTGTATGGCGATGACGCCGACCCGTTCTACGGTGCGCCCGGGCCGTGGACGGCTTGGCCGGGCCAGATCGTGGCGAGCAATGAGGTCTACCAATTCAGGCTGACCATCGGTGCGGGCTCGATTCGTGGCGTGCTCGAGCAGTTGGTGATGACGATCGATGCGCCAGATCTCGAAGAGGAGATCGCGGACGTGCCGATCACTGCGGGCGGGACGGTCATCCCCTACCTGAAGCCCTTCAAGTCGATCAAGACGGTGCAGGCCACGCTGCAGGTCGGCGGCAGCGCCGCGGTCACGGTCGAGATCGACAAGTCCAACCCACTGGCGCCGGTCATTCGCGCGCTCGATGCATCTCAAAACCCCGTCTCCGGTGCAACCGCTGACATCCATCTGAAAGGCTACTGAAATGCCCGCACCGCCCCTAAAGTCCGAGATCTCCGCGCCGTACCCCGCACCGTCCAATGCAACGGCGCGTGCGGGGTTCGGAAAGCTCTGGGACTACGTGACCGGCCTCCTCGGCCAGTCCGGCAACGCTGTCGACGCGCGCGCAGCGCTCGGCATCGGCTCGATCACGTATCGCAACCGACTGATCAACGGCCGGTTCACCGTGAACCAAGACGGCCGCAGCGGCACCGTGGTGCTCGCCGCTGGCGCCTATGGGCACGACGGCTGGAAAGGCGGGGCGGCCGGCTGCACCTACACCTTCGCCAAGACCGGCAACCTGACCACGATCACGATCACGGCCGGCACGCTGGTGCAGGTCGCGGATGGTCGAGGCATCGACGGCGGCAACTACGTGTTGAGTTGGACGGGCTCGGCGCAAGGCCGCATCGCAGCGGGGGCCTACGGCGCCAATCTCGTGACGGCGACGGGCGTCACGGCCGCGGCAAACGTGAACGTCGAGTTCGGCACGGGCACGCTCACGAACGTGCAATTCGAGTCGGGGACCATTCCCACGGTTTTCGAGAACCTACCCTATGTGTTCGAGCTGCTGCGCTGCATGGAGTATTACCAGTCGAGCTACCAGAACCAGGCCCCAGGGACCATCACGCAGACGGGCCGGCTGATCTCGCTGGCGTCCTCGACGAGTGCCTACGTGCAGTTCGGAATCTGGTTCAACCCGCCGATGCGTGCGACGCCGACGCTGAACATCTACAACCCGGCCAGCGGGGCGCTCAACTCGATCTACAACGAGTCGGTCGGAACGAACTTCACCGCTGGCGGCGTGGGATCGCCGTTCGTCAGCGCGAACTATGCGGCCGTGCAAACCACCACCGCACCGCCGGCCAACGCGACCATGACCCTGCACTACACCGCGAACGCGAGGCTCTGATGTACATCCTTCACGACCACTACATCGAGTTCAACGGGTCGATGATCCCGCTGGACGAGAACAACACCGACTACCAGGCCTATCTGGCCTGGGTGGCCGATGGCAACACGGCCCAGGGCCCGCAGGAACCCACCCCGGCCGACCGCCGCACCGCGCTGAAGTCGGCGGCCACCGCGAAGCGCTGGGAGGTCGAAACCGGCGGCCTCACGTTGCCAAGCGGCGCCCGGGTCCGTACCGCCATCGAGGACCAGAACCGGATCGCCTCGGTCGTCGCAACCGCGCAGCTCGCAGGCGTCACGGAAGTGGACTTCAAGGGCGAAGACGGATGGCTGACGCTGCCGATGTCGGACGTGCAGCAGGTCGCCGCGGCGGTGGGCTTGCATGTGCAGGCGTGCTTTTCGGCAGAGCGCGCGCACCACGTCGCGATCGAAGCGCTCGCCGACGAAGACCTCGACAGCTACGACGTGTCGGCCGGCTGGCCGGCCTGAACGCCGCCCCATCGATCCTGCCCGCTTCGAGCGGGCTTTTTCTTGCCCGAAAGGCTTTCATGACCAACCTTGATCCGGATGTCCTGATCGCGAAGGCGGCCGGCGTGGCGGGTGCGCTCGTGTCGATGCGCTTTCTGCAGGGCACCTGGCCGCAGCGGCTGAGCACCGCTTTTTGTGGAGCGCTTCTCAGCTACTACGTCGCTCCCTACGTATCGATGCGCATCGGCATCCCCGAGGGCTTCTGCGGCTTCCTGATCGGCCTCTTCGGCATGGCGATTGCCTCGCGCATGTGGGAGTGGATTCAATCCACGCCGGTCGCGGCGCTGTGGGACATCGTTCTGACGAAGTTCAGAAAGCTAATGGGGGTCTGACATGGAAGGCATCTTCATCACGATGCACGCCGCCGCCTCGGTGGTCTGCTGGTTCATCACCGCCGCGGGCGCAACGGTAGCCGTCTTCTCGCGCCGCATCGAAGACACGGTCACCGAGCGCATCGGCCTGGCGGCCATTGCGATCGGCGCTGTGGGCACCGGCTGCAGGATCATCAGACAGGGCTGGATCTCTGATGGCGGTCTGTTGCTGTCGGCGGCGCTGGCTTTCTACGTCTGCGCGGTGTTCTGGAAGCACTGGAAGAGCGTTCCGGGTTCGAACTCGGACAAGAGGGGAGGGTGACCATGGACGCATTGACCTTGGCGATTTGCACTGGCGCGAAGCTCGAGCGCGCGCGGCTATTCGCCGACTTGCTGTCGGCCGGCATGGCCTTCTATTCGATCGACACGCCTCTGCAGCAGGCGGCATTCCTCGCGAACGTCGGGCACGAGTCGGGCCGCCTGCAGTTCACGGTCGAGATCTGGGGCCCGACGCCGGCCCAGCAGCGCTACGAAGGCCGCATCGACCTGGGCAACACACAGGCCGGCGACGGCCCTCGTTTTCGCGGGCGCGGCCTGATCCAGACCACCGGGCGGGCGAACTACGTGGCCGCCCGCGAGCGGCTGCGAGAACGCTTCGAAGCCGTCCCCGACTTCGAGGCCGCGCCGCAGATGCTAGGAGAACCGCAGTGGGCCGCGCTTTCGGCCTGCGACTACTGGGACATGAGAGGCCTCAACGCGGTGGCCGCCTCCGGCAACTTTGATCACGTCTGCGACCTGATCAACCGTGGCCGGGTCACGCCGGCCGTGGGCGATTCGAACGGATGGGTGGAGCGCCTTGCGCTCTACAACGCCGGCCGCAAGGCGTTGGGGCTCGCATGATCGGCCTCCCCGATTTGAAGACGCCCCTGCTGTGGCTGCTGGGCCTGGGGCTCGTAGCCGCCCTGGGCGTGGCCGGCATCGAGCGCACCCGCGCGGCCGGCGCTCGAGCTGATGCCTCCGCAGCTCAGCGCGACCTGGCCGACTACCGCGCCACGGTGGCCGAGGCTGGCCGGCTGGCCGAGCGCGCGGCCCGAACCCAAGAACAAACCTGGCGCGATCGCGTCGATGGAGTGACCCGAGATGGACAAGCCCAAGTCGCTGCGGCGCGTGATGCCGCTGGTCGTGCTGGTGCTGCTGAGCGCCGGCTGCGTGACGAAGTCGCCGCCTACCGTGCCGCCATCCGAGCCGGCCAGGCGCCCAGCGCTGCCCAAGGAGGCCCGGCAGCCGCTGACCCCCTCGATCTGCTTGCCGACCTGTTCGGACGGGCTGACGCGCGAGCGGGAGAGCTGGCGCGCATCGCTGACGAAAGGGGCGCCGCCGGCGCCATCTGCGAACGATACGTCGCCACCGTTTTAGGCGTGAGCCCGTAAAGCCCCCGCTTGCGTACTGTATTTTCATACAGTAGCATGCGTGTTAGCCCGATCCTTCTGCCGCGGTCCGGACTGATAGCATCCGCTTACAACTTTGAGGAGCGGACGATGGCTGTGGAACGGAAGCCCGTGATGATTCACTATCGGCGGCTTGATAGAACCGCAGCATTTGGGAAGCTATCACTTGAACGGTTGGTTGGTGATGCTATGAATGCGCCAATCGCGGCGGGTGAATCGGTTAGGCTTCGTGACCGTTATTCGTCGCGCGTCCAGCAGGCGGGAGAAAGTTCTTATTTTGCAAATGTCTATTACGACGTTGCGCAGACCGATGGCTCCTCACTGGCCTTTGGAGATATTCTTCATTACACGCGAGGCCACCTTCAAGCGCTCATTGAGCGGACCGACGATACAGCATCTTCTTTGCCTGTCAAACAGATGCCTGCGGACCAGAATCGAGAGTACGTGCATTCGCAAATGTTTTGGATGGTTAAAGGCGATCACGTATTCGTTGTCCAGAGTACATCGCTGGATACGGAAACACTGGAAAATTACCTCACTTGGTTGCTGATCGAGAAGGCAAATGTTTTGGCGCACGGGACCCCTGTTGTTCTGGCATCAAAATTTGATCCTGACGTTATCGGGGGCGATCTTGGTGATATTCAAGAGCTTGTAATTGGCGGCGTCGCCTCTCCAGTGCCGACCTTGCCAGACCAGCCAGAGGAGCGCATTACAGAGGTGCTTCAGCATGGCGAGGTCAGCGCTCGGCAGCGCACAGTTCGCGGCCATCTGATGGAGGTCCTTGAAGTTTTACTCGGCGGCAAATCGGAGGTTCAAAATGTCATGAAAAGTGTCCCCGAGGACGCCGAGCTGCGTGTGGATGTGCATATCGGATTCGAGACAAGAAAACGCAAGGTAAATCGGACAAGCCTGAAGCAGCTCGAGACAGGATTGCGGAACATTCCTGATAGTCAGCTGCAGGTCCGCTCGAAAGGGTCCGTTAAAAGCTCGGATGGCACTGTGCGGCTGCACTATCCGGCGAACGTGTTGCTGCTAAAATTAAATCAAGCGCAAGAAATCATAATTGGTTCTTTGATTGATCCCTCAGACATGCTGCGTGCCATGCACGAAGCCTATTTGAATTTTGTAAACAACGGGAAAATTGTGCCTTAATGATCAACGCGATAAGTCTATTGCTAACGATTGTGGCCGCGGTCTGCGCATATCTGTGGATGCCGCTCGCCTCTTTCATTGGTATTAAGGATGGCTTGATCGCGTATCTAGGGTTTCTTTCAGCCGCGGTGATTCAAGTTATTCCCGTAACTGCTAATTTCCTTCAGGGTGATGATCTAAAGCCGGAAGAGACACGTCGGCTTAATCGCCAGCTTGAGAGGCAGCAGATTTATTGGATTGGTTTGCTCGGCGCTACGGTTTTTTGTTTAGTCTTGGTGATCTGCATTTCCGCCCTTGACGTCTCGTCGCTCGTGAAGGGCGGGCCCTGGCTGCAATGGGAGAGATTTTTGAGTGGCTTTGTCGCGCTCATGCTTTCTTTCATCTTTACGCGGATGATGGGCATCTTTTCGGGCGTCTTGAGCCTTCATCGACTTCGGGCGTCATTGATTCTTGCGGCGGCAGTAAAACGAGCACAAATCAAGACCGCCTCGGAAGTGGTGAGTGCGGGGGAAATGCGTCCCCCCCTTCCTGCTGGCTACGGAGAAGCTGTAGATTCGAAGCCTTCAATCTAGGCTAGTGCTTCCGTAGCCACGCTGCTCCGCCACCTCGTCCCCGCTCTGGCTTCGGCCGGGGCGGGGATTTTGTCGTTTGGGCTACCGGTCAAGCACCTCAGTGCCGAAGCGCGCGACCACGACGGCATGGCCGTGAATAGATACCGGCGGGCTCGCTTCGCTCTGTGGCTGGCTTGGATGAATGGATAGCTGAATAGATACGGTGTGCAATCCGCTATTCGTAGCCGTCGCGCTGCGTAGGGACGACCTGCCAGACCTGGCGGTGCTCCTTGATTCGCAGCTTCCCCTCGTCATGCCAGCACTCCCGCTGGATGCCCGAGATCAGCATACCCGGCGCCTTCCCGTTCGGGAGGATGGTCGGCGTGGACATGTGGAGCATGCTGCGCATCCTGGCGGTGCCGTAGGCCTCCCAAAGATCAGCCACTGCGGAATACGGCTCGGACTCGTGCATGCGGTTCATCTCGCCAAACACGACCATGCCGCGCAT